GTTGCACAGGCTCGGATAGCGTTGTCAACATCGGCGCTCCTGGCGACGGGTTAGAGCATGTAAGCTGGTGGTTGTGTGAGGATTGCGGACATCGTTGGGTAGGTGATTAGCCCCGCGCGGGCGGAGGTGTAGGGATGGCGGATAGATTGATAACGGTAGGAGAATATCTAGATCAAGACTTTGTAAGTAAAGTAAATGCCGGATTGTGCGTTGTGTGGGACGAATACCCTTTCTACAATCGGATCGTGAGCATCGAGAATAAACCATTCAATGCGGACTGGCCGCTGACTGTGACCGTCGAACAAGGACGGCATCTTCGGTTTGGCGTTACACAGGATTACACCATGTGGGTTGAGTGGTTGAAAAGCGAGGGGTGAGCGATGGATAATCGAACCGCAAACGACATTTTCACTGTTCTGGTATCAGAGTGCGGAGCGCGTGAGTCCATGCGGGATATGTTTGTACACACACTGCTAACCAGCAAGGATAATGTTGAGTTTCGCTTTCAAGGTGACTTGGGCTTTGGTGGCAAGTTCTACATGAATGCTGACCGCTGGTATGTGAATTGTTATCCAGAGGATGAAAACGAGTCGCGGCGTTTCTGGATCGATATTGCTAATGATCGACTGGCAACAATGAAGCGGGCGGAGGTGTAGGGATGGACAGATTAACGCAACTCAAGCCTGTATTCGTAGAGTTTATCCCTTTCGTATCACGGTTAGCTTGCGTTGACCACTTGGTTGACCTCGGCCCAAAAAACTGTTTTGTGTTCATCGACCAGCGGGTTATAGATGTGACTGAAGCCTTTGCGGAAATTATGGCAGAAATCGCGTCTGAGGTTGATAGGGTCGAATTGAGTGACCAGTGGGAGAAGTAACTACTAGGTATTCTGGGACGATGATAACCAATGAAAACTCGCATCGGCACAGCAATGATTGGCATTCTGGCGCACTACAGCGCAGCGGCGGTAATGTGGGGTGACTGCGAAATGCTCGATGAAGCCTTTGCATCCTCCAGCGCAGCACCAAAGCCTTATCCGCCTGACCGCTGGAAAGTTGTGTTAAATGCCCTTGATCGGGATGAACGTTTCGAGAAGGGGTATATCCAAACGGATGTTGTTTTTGTAGGCCGTCCGCGCTCTCGATTGGTACGGATGTTCAAGGTTAAGCAAGTTGGTACATAACGGGTCATGTTGGTAATTCAAACTGGACTTTTATGATGATTAGTAGTACACTTGAGCTATCTAATTTGCCCGCCACGATGCGCCAACATCTGCGGGCTGTAAGCAAAGGATACTTGCTCACCATGACTACTGATTCTACCACAAAACGCTGTATTGCCTGCGGCCTTGAAAAACCCATATCAGAATTCTATATGGAAAAGACCAGCACGGGCAATAAGCCGTATCCGCGTTGCAAGCCATGCCACATCATCAAGGTTAACTCAAGGCCACTAAACAGGGTAAGAACGGATAAACCGTTGGTTGCTTCCGAAGCAACTGCTATTAAATTCCTAAATAGGAACGGGATTTTTACAGCATCCGGGAAGTTATCATCATACAAATATCTTGATGCTGTTGCATGGGGATGTGTCAGAATTGAGATCAAGACATCTCATAAACGAGAAGGGCGCTTTGACTTTCGGTTTTCGTACCAACAGAAAAATAAGCGACTACAAGCTGACATTATCATCTTACAGTGTTTCCACAACATCAAAACCACATACCATATATTCCCGGCAAATCATCCGGCGTTCTATGAGAATGGCGCACTCAAAAGTGTAAGCTACAGCCTGAGAGGGCAATCAAACGATCATGGTTTAACCACTGAAATCATGAACGCTCATGAAAATGCCTTTCATTACATCGAGGAAGCCAGACAGAATATCATCCGGCAATTGCTGGCAAGATAGTATGATATGATAACGATATAACAGGTCATTACGGGACATCTGTTTGTATTTTATAGGACTATATTGTATCGGATTACGTGAAATGATAGATTACTCCGTGATAATGTCACTTATCACGAGTAATTTTGAGGGAGGTAAGCATGTCAGGTAAACATGAGGGGTTTTGGATGGATGTTGACGGCGAGCCTGCCCACTTCCTGGCAGACCCCGATATGATGCCGGAAACCCAGGAGGCGCTCATGGAACTCGTCAGAGCCGCACGTAGGTACATGGATGAGCAAGACCGCGCGGGAGAACCAACCGGTCACACGCAAGAAAAGATTACCCAACTGCTGGCGGAAGTGAGGCGTGAAATGGATTATCAATGTGCTGTTTGCGGTGATACGGCTACCGATGAACGAGAAAATCGCCCAGTCTGCCCGTCGCATCGGGCGATGATTGACTCTGGCAATACATTTGAAGAAGTATTAGCCGAATACGAATATCAACTAGAACATGCGGATGACAATTGGGAGGAAGAAGATTAGAAATACCTCCCCCGCTGGAAGCGGAATCAAAAAGCGGGACCGGCTAACCGACCCCGCTTTTTGTTTGCCAGGATTCACTCCCCGGCTTGAGTCTCCCGCGTGCTAACCGTGAGGGGGCGTCTCGGCTGGTTTTTTGTCGCTCTCCGTGTGGTTCAACCAGTAACCCTAACGGATCAACGCCTTTGCTCATCAACGCCCTACAAGCGGCTAGGCCGCACACATTTGGGCAAAATGTATGTTAGGTAGTACGGACTCGAACCGCTCCGGTCACAGACCGCTGAACCATCTTCAGACCTACCTGCCCCTGCGTACCTTCGGCTGGTGTGTCGCAGCCCACCTTTAACCCCTCTGACAGTATGCCTTTAGCCGACTATGACATAACAGGAGGCTGCCTATTCGCATTTCGCAACCACTTAATTCGGGATGCGCCCCTAGTGTTTCTCTAGCTCACACGGCTGGCAGACCGGCTGCCTGTATGTTTGGGTTCTGTGGTCGTGCGGACTTGCACCGCAAGCACCTCTGTATATGTGCCGACCAACTCCCTGCAAATCTCTACCTGCATCTTAGCACATCCATTCGCCGCCGACAAGCCCCGCCCCGCCTGTATAGGAGTCGCCAGTTAATCCCCAACAACTCACCCGGATGAACCCGAATTTTGCAGGCGAGGCAGGTCTTAAAAATGCCATCCAGCTTTGCACATTAAGTCACTACGCGGTTTTAAAACTTCACGCCTGCGCCTGTAGCGCCTGAATCAGCGCGTCAAACATGGCAATCCGGCTATTAAACGCCTCAATCTCCGCCTTGCGCCAGCGTTCTACTGTCTCGACCAGAGAGGGTTTTGTCGCAGGTGGCGGGACCGGTATTGCCAGCCAATGGACACTTTCACGCCTCACCCAACCGCGCCCGATCCCCGGCGCAAGCATGACCGGCACCCACGCGCCGAACGCCTCATCCTCAATGACATAGAAATCCTCATTCGTGCGGATTGTGCCGACTGGCGTGAAAATGTCGCCAGGGTTCTGTGATGGACGGATGACAATGGGCAGATCAGTCAGGCTAATGATGCTGGCGCGTTTGCGCTCCCAGCGCGGGTCATCCGCTTTGGGCAGCACGGGGATCACAACCGGATTGGTCTGTGTCGTCCGGCGCGGGTCTGCGCTCAATTTTCCGGCCCGGTGGTGCGTCAGCAAGGCTTTCTGAAAATCAAGACCGTCCTGATCTTCTTCGATGTTCATATCCGCCCAGCCGCCCGGATCCGCCCAGGTGTACAGGCACATCCCCACCAGCACGCCGGATTCGACTAACGGCTTGTAGGTTGTCTCGAACTGGCGCACAACCCAATCGGCGTAATAGCCGCCCGACCAGTGGCGCGTCCGGTAGCCTCTGAGCTTGTCTTCTTCGCCCTGTTGATGGTCGATACCGAATTCGGTGATAATCACGCGCGGTGGCTTGATCTTCAGATGTTCGCAGCGTTTGACCATCGCATTGATGCCGCCGACGCCACCCGCTGGCCCATACTCATGGAAGCTGAGGTAATGCCGCGAACCGGAGAGCAACCTCAGTACCGGGTCGAATTGCGGATCCCACATGCTGTCAATGATGCGCGGGTGCTGGCTGCCGAAGTTCGGCACACACAGGGTTACGTCCTGTTTGTCCGCCAGCGGGATCAACTCACCCAGCCAGTCGATCAGGCGTTGCGTTTCCGCCTGCCCCAGATAAGCACTCGGCTCATTCAGCAAGTTCAGCACCCTGCCATCCCGCCCCAGCACGCCCCAGGTGTTCAGACAGTCAGCCGGCGAAGCCAGATAGCGCCGCCCGTCTGCCGGGTCAAGGTGGTATTTGCCTTCGTTGCTCTTTTGCGGGTCATCGCCGTCGTGGGTATACACCCGCGAGACCATCAGGGTATCCGGCAGTTCCGCCTGGAGTTCGATGATCTGATGCACGTCCGCCGTTTTGCCGACGAAGCCCAGCATGACCGAGGGGTTCAGTTGTTCGCAAAAGGTGAGCAGTCGCCCTCGATCCTTGACGTGATTCAGGGCGACCCAGGGGCCAACACGGGATTGAGGCATCAGTTACGCCTCATACGGTGGGATGATCGGCACGAATAATCATTCCTCATCGGTCACACTCAGCAGATAATCCTGCAAGCCCTCCCCTTCCGGCGTGAGCATCACGACAGACTCATCTTCGCACGTTGGACACTGCAACCATTCCAGGTGTAACCCGAACGGCGCGATGTCCAGCGCGTGGCCGTACTGACAGGTGATGAGCATTAGCTAACCTTCTGCGACTCCACCCGTAACAACTCGCGGATACGTGGCTCGAGCTGTTTCCACAACTCATCATCAATCGTGTTCGGCGTCTTCCCGACAGCCTCATCAATTCGCTTATCGGCTTCTTCGAGGCCTGCGCGAATAATGCTGACCACCTCTGGCGGAAAACTCCTACCCACCTGTTTTAAGGCTTCGAGCAGCACGCGGGAAAAGATACCGACTGCCACCAGTAAAATGAACAGCACGGCGATAATCACCAGATCAGACCTGTCCAGCGACGGAACGTTCGGGAGTTCGGGCAGTACAGGCGTTTCCGGCGTGATATCCACAACGGGCGTGTTGGTGATGAACGGTTCATCCTGCGCCAGCACGGGAGTCGCCAGCACCAGTAGCGCCAGGACGATCAGCGCAATTTGCAATACGTTCCTCGAATTGTGCAATACGTTGTGCATAGTCATTTACTCCTTCAGTTTGATTGTTCGGGCGTGGTCTGCCCGTTGACGATTTCCTTGAGTGGGGGTATCGGCTGGCTGTCGCTTTGGCGCTTCTTTTCCTCTTTGGCGCGGACAATCACGGCGCTGGTCAATTGTTCAAGTTGCTCTACTGTAACCTGCATAGAGGCAATTACAGTCGCCAAATTGCCCAGATTGGAAGATGACCAACTGTTCATCAGTTGACTGATCAGATCAAGAACCTTGCCGATCTCCGCCTTGATTTCATTGGCGACATTCGTCACCGTATCCAGTTTGGAATTACTTTCTTCGCTGGACTCCTGAATGACGTCCAATTTTTCGTCCGTCTTTTCGGCCAACTTGACCAGCGCATTAACCGCGCGGATCAGTTCATTGCTCAGACGGTCATTATCGGCCTGCATTTCCGCTTTCTGCGTTTGCATTTCCGTGCGGATGCCTTTGTTCTCCTGTGACAGGTTATTGATAAAGGCAAACATCGGCGCGCCAAACCGCGCCAGGACGATCAGAAAGACAATGAAGGCCACGACCATGATGCCGAATACAGCCACGACCAGATTACTGATTGGCGCGGATAGCGCAGTCTCGAAAGCCGCCACTGCCTCATTGGAACCAATCGGCGTCGGGACCGGCACTTGCGGGAAGGGCGCAGCCGCCTTGACCGGGGCCGCCATCAGCAGCGCAAACAGTACCCATAGCAAAGTGCGTGCTAGGTTCACTCGGTTCTTTCACCTCGTTGGAGTGCGGACATACTTATCCTTCTGTACACCGCTCGATTATACCACAACTTAGAACAGGAATTCTACTAGGTATCCACCACAATCGTTTTAACCGTACCGTCGCCGAATTTCACCTTCAGGTCGCCGTCGGCAGTATCGACATAAATCTGAGCGTATCCGGCGACAGTTGCGGGCGCGGTCAGGCCGTCAATCAAAGACAGGCCATTGTTAGGACTTACCGGAACCCAGACGTTGCCATTAGTTGAATCTACCTGCATATACTGTTTGCCCGTAGCCAGATCGGTGATGATTGAGCCAGGACGGGCGCGGTAGGCAGGCGCGGAATAACTCGGCACTTTATGCTGGATCAGCCACGTTTTGGCGTAAGCATCTCCGCCGTAAATATGCCCCATCCCCAGGTTGACGGTAAAGGTGCGGTTGTCCACGCACTCACATTCCGTTACCGAATCGGACAGAAAGTAGATGGCGTTGGCAGTGGTGGGCGTCGCCTGGTCATCCAGGATGATATTGTCATGCACGCGGCCATATTTGGCTGAGGGGCCGGTGACGAAGATACCGCACTTGTAGCCGCTGTTAACATTGGCCGCCTGCCCCACGTTACGAATCTGGTTGCCCGCCATCTCGAAGTCCAGCACATCCATTGTGACCCGGATACCGGCAGCCATTGCGCCGTCAATAGTATTGTTAATGATCTTGATGTGCTGGTGCTGTACCCCATTTGGCAGCGGGTCGTAGAAGGCAATCGCCGAGCCGTCATTATCGGCGGCGATTGTCGGCGAGGTGAAGGCCTTCAGTTTGATAATATTTTCAGCGATGATGATGTCGCGCGCGGGTAAGTCCCATCCGCCGGCCAGTGCGATCCCCTGCGCATATGCCCCATCATTGAAAATGTCATACCACATATCCGGGTTAAGGATGATGGTATTCTGGCTGATAATCACCTGCTCCAGACCAACCGTTGACCCGCCAGTGCTGTCGCTATACAGTCGGATTCCGAAACGGCAGTCCTCAATGGTGTTGTGGGCGACGATGCTCCCGATAGATGAGCTGGCAATGCCCGTCAGGTTGACGCCGGTATGTACCTGTTTGAATGTATTGTGCAATACCCGCTGTCTGTCACCGTGTATTTCAATCGCGCAGACGACGCCCTTACCGCCCGCGATACCTTCAAAACGGTTGCCCTCGATCAGGCAGTCCTGGTTGTGACTGTAAATGCCGGAGTGGTCATGCTCACCCGTAGCCCCGCCATAGTTATCGAAAGTATTGTTACGGATTTTCGCGCCTTTGATGGTCGCACTGTTGACCACCACACAATTGATGCTGCTGTAATCGGTGAAGCGGCAATCGTGAATATGGACGTTATCGCCCGCCAGGATAGCCACTGCCATCCGGTAGTACGTCAGGACATCGCTACCGTTATGGGTGTTGTTGGTGAAATTCTGGTCAATTGTCAGTCCGCTAAGTTCAAGGTTGTCTGCCCCGCTGGAATGACTGGTGATGATGGCTTTATAGGCGGGCTGGTTATCCATCAGCTTCAGGATGCTCAGGTCAATACCTTCACCGCGCCAGCGCACATTGTCATACGTAATCCAGACGCAAGAATAACCCGTACCAGGGTCAAGCAATGCGCCAGTCGAAAACAGGTATGTACCTCGCGGGAAGAAGACCGTACCGCCGCCCGCCGCATAAGCCGCTGCCATAGCGTTCCGAATAGCGATAGTCGAGTCCTGCTGACCATCCGGGTCCGCGCCGTAGGCCGTGACATAAAACAATCGTTCGTAAGGCGGGGTTGGAATCACACCCTCCGGCACATCCACGCCCGGCACACTGATCTGTTTGAACAGCACATCCGCTGAGATAACTTCGGTTACGCCCGTTGTGGATACCGTGACCGTGACAACCGCATCCCCTTCGCCCAAATGCCGGAACTTAGCCGAAACCATTTTCCCGCCAGCCTCGACTGCGCTGGAGCCGCCGACGTACTGGCAGATCGGGTCACTCACGACCCATGACGCGCTGACAATGGTTTCACCCGTCGCGAGGTCATTGGTGAAGTCGTAAGTCACATAGCGTTCTTCGCTGCTGACATAGCGTTCAATGACGTTGTGCATGGTTCTCCTATGCCGCGTTGACCCAGGCCAGCGCCGAACCCGTCAGGACGCGCGGCCAGAACGCCAGATTGCTCATGGCTCCGCCGCCCAGCGCGACATCGCCGCTGGCGCTGCTGGCAAAGGCCGAGTCGGTGACTTGTGCAGAACTGGCATCCCCTGTCCCCGTACCCCGCTGGCGGTGCAAAATCATGTCGCTGCCATCGGCGATCAGTTGCAGATGGTCGGCGGCCTGACAGGTGGCAATACTGCCCATGGTGGTTGGTGTTCCGGCCACGATTTTGTTCAGTTGGAACGCCCCCGCACTGGTGACTCTGAGTTGCCAATAATTACTGGCATCCTGTTTACGGAAATTGATGTCTAAGTTGGTTGAAGGCAGGCTATCCAGGGTGAAGGTCGCCAGGCAGTTCGCCTGATGGCTGAAAGTCGGGGTGCCACTGACCAAGCCAATGAAGGCATAATTGGCGATCCCGTAATCACTGGCCCACGGCCCGCCCAACCTGCCCCGCGCCAGGTAGCGCACGCCCGGCGGATTGCGGCTGGCGCTGACACCGGTCACTCCGCCATAGAGCGCGGCTTCGTTGCCGCGCTGGGCGATGAAGGCTAGCTTGCTACCGATGATCTGGAACATGCCCACACTGCGGGCAATGGTCGCAAAATCATAATAGACATCACTAGCATTGGCGATCAGGTTGATAAAACCGAAGGCGCTGTTGGCCGCGTAACTGTTGAAATTGGCGGCGCTGGAAAACAGGAAGCCGTAGACTGTGGCGATATTATTGAAGTTGGCAGCATTGGAGAAACCTAGCATCGGGCTGTTGGCATTCGCCCCAAGTGCTGAAACCCGTTTGACCCGCGTCTTGAAAAAACGTGACGGTATGCGCGATAGGCCGCCGCTATGGTAAATAGCTGGATTGCCGGTTGAGGTCGTCCCGGCGCTCGGCACCAGTTCGCCGCTGGTGACTGACCAGTTGGGTAGGGTGTCCGCTACATCCCACTTGTCATACGGGTTGGCTACCGGCGCAGCATCTGCTACATTGAAGAATGTCCGCGCATCAAAGATGACTTCGATGTCATCCCCGCCCGATAGCAATAGGTCGCGTTCGTCGCCAAACACCCCTAGCATTACAGCAACTCCATATTCAACGTCAGTGAGTCGCCGCTGGCCCAGGTGATGGCCTGTTTGAGTACCAGCACCACAAACAGCCGGTCTGAGGGTTCAACGTTGACAATCGCCTTGCCTGTTTTGGTGGCTACCGAATGGCTGTTGAAGTCCCGATAGTCACTGCTCAGGAAGGTTTGCACGAACGCATTTTTCGTGTCGGCGGCGTTGACCGTTGGGGCGGCGTTATCGGTGTAAGTGCCGGATAAGGCGGCGGTTTTGCGGATCAGAAAGACATCAATCTCCGCGTTTTTCTTTTCATTGTCACTGATGGACAGCAGATAGACCGTGCCGTTCGGGTCCGGGCTGGTGAATTCAATTGCGCCGTGTAGTACGTCGCCCAGCGCATAGGCCCCGGTTAGAGTCAGGGTTTGTTGAAAGCGTTGTTTAGACATGGGTTCTCCTCTAGGCCGTCAGCGGGACGGCGACTTGTTTGAACAATAACCATTGGGTAATCTGCTCAGTCGGGTTGGTAGTCGTCACCAGCACCGACACCGTTGCATCGCCCTCGTCAAGGTGTCTGAATTTAGCCGATACCATTTTTCCGCCGGCATCTACCGCGCTGGAAGCAGCCACGTATTCGCAGATAGCACTATCGGGCGTCCAGGTAGCCGCCGTGATGGTCTGCCCCGTCGCCAGGTCATTGGTCAGATCGAGTGTGATGTAACGTTCCTCATCCGGGTTGACCAGGCGTTCCAGTACATTGTGCATATCTAACCCCCTCGGCGGTTGCCCGCCTTAATGACTGTGCGCCGACCGCCCGTTTCAACCAACTCCCCTACCCGGTCATCGCCCAGCAATCCCCGCCGTCCGGGGGCGCTCCATAGCCGCCCGAAGCCCTCCGCACGGATTACATCATCCGCCAGCACAAACACCCCGCCGCCTGAAATGCTGGCGGTGTAGATAACCTCGGCGCTGGCGATGAATTGCGCTGTAAGGCTGACGCCCCCTACTGAGACCGCCGGGGCATACACCGATTCACCGGTTGAGATCAGGTTCGCCGTAACGGTGACTGCGCCGGGTTGAATGGTCGCAGTGTAGAAGGTTTCGGTAGTGTCAATCAGATTGACCGTAACCGTCTGCGCCCCGCCCCCTGATTGGCTGATGGTCGCCAGATAGAAGGCCTCATCTGAGCCAATCTGCAAGGCCGTAATATTGACCGTGCCGGGGATAATCGTGGCTGGATAGAAGATTTCCGCCGAGGCAATGAAACTAGCCGCGATGGTCTGGCTGACTGCCGGATTGTAAACCGCTTCCCCGCTGCTGATGAAATTGGCCGCAACGGTGACCGCGCCAGGGGCGACACTAGCGCTATAGAAGGTTTCATCACTGCCGATAAAATTGGCGCTAACGACTACGCCACCATTGATGATGGTGGCCGTGTAGAAGGTTTCATCGGAGGCAATCTGCTGTGCCGCAATGCTGACTGCGCCGGGGGTTACGGTAGCATTGTAGAACGTTTCGGCGCTGGCAATAAATGAGGCGTCAATGCGCTGGCTCAGGCTGGCGTTATAGAACGTTTCTGCTGAGGCGATGAATTGCGCTGTGATCGCGACTGCGCCGGGCGTGACCGTAGCATTGTAGAACGCCTCGCCCGATGCAATGAAGTTGGCACTGATGGCAACCGCGCCCGGCTGAATGGTTGCGTTATAGACCTGCTCATCACTGGCAATGAAATTGGCAGTGACGGTGACAGCCCCAACCGTGATGGTCGGGTTATAGAACGTCTCAGCCGAGGCAATGAAGTTTGCGCTGATGCTGACCGCGCCGGGAATGACTGTGGCGTTGTAAAACGTTTCGGCGCTGGCAATAAATGAGGCGCTGGCCGACTGCGCTACAGTGGCATTATAGACCGCTTCATCCGAGGCAATGAAATTCGCCCCGATGTTGACCGCGCCTACCGTGATGCTGGCAGTGTAGAACGTTTCTGCTGAGGTAATGAATTGCGCTGTGACCGTGACGACGCCGGGCGTGACCGTAGCATTGTAAAAGGTTTCATCGCTGGCGATGAAGGTCGCTGCGACAATCTGAGTCAGTGCCGGGTTGTAAACCGTTTCGGCGCTGGCGATAAAATTCGCCGTAACCGTGACTGCGCCGGGAGTGACCGTCGCGTTGTAAAACGTTTCAGCGGAAGCGATAAAATTGGCGGTGACGGACAACCCGGAGGAAACAGTCAGTTGCGGTGTGGCGGTATAGGTGTTAAGCGCAACCCCATCCACCACGACTCGGAAAGTGTAATCTCCGGTCAGCGCGTCCGCTGTCGCCCGAATTGCCCATTCCAGTTCGGTGTAAAACCCGGAGGCAATGTCTACCCGTATCGGGTTGGTGTCGTCGCTGATTTTCCCGGCGGTGAAGTTGCTGGTCGTTTTACCGCTAGGAGCAGTCAACTGAGCAGTAGTCGCTGTCGCTGCATTGGCGGCAATGTTGGAGGACGCAATCAGAACAATCTGCGGATTGGTATCCGGCGCACCAATCCGCCCTTCACCGACAAAGGATGAAGGGGAACCAACAACGATTCCAGGGCCAACTGAGGCTGCCATTATAAGAGTTCTACCGACGCGCCTTCAACAACCAATTCGTTCGCAGCATTGGATACTGAGAAGGTAATCTGCACACTCAGCAACCGGTCTGCCGCATCGCTATCTACTGCTGCCGAGCCGCTTACCTGCCCGACATTCATGGCGGTTGACCAGGCATCACCAAGTCCGGTGGTCGGCGCGGTTTTGGCCGCGATAACCCCCATGCCCAGCGTACCGATTAGCGACTGGTCGTTATTGGCCTGCGCCACAATGTCGAAATCCAGAAACCAGGGAGCGCGATCCGTATCTGCCGTGCTTGCGCCTGAAATGTCCGAAAATAGAGTCGTTCCACCGTAAAGAATGGCGACGCGCACAGTTGGCGTGCCGCTGTTGAGCAGCATGTTGCCGCCCAGCCGCACGCGTAAAATCCGGCCAGCCAGGAACAGACCATTCGGAATGGTCACGCCACTATTGGCCTTATTCAGGGCTTCAATCGCCGCCGCTGTTGTGTTGGTTGTTTCGGCAGTAGTCGTCTTGTAAATGACAATCGGTCCCTGCTGCCGCAGGACGCGCAGATCATTGATCTGGTTACTGGAAATCGTTGTATCACTGGCTGGAACATAAACCACAGCCAGCACAACATCGTTGGCGGTACGCGCCGGAGGCAGCGGATTAGCGGCGGCTGTTCCCGTGCGAGCTGCCTTTGTTCCAGACGAATTGACGACGATCAGGTCTAAGCGCGGGTTGGTGCTGTCAGCGGTTGAAATCGTGACATTGCCCGCCGTAACTGCCTTCAAAGCGCCATTGGTCAGGACGGCGCCTTTGGCTACCGCTACCGTCATGTCGGGCGAACCCTGAGCCGTCACCGCGCAGCCGGACAGGACACAATCAATCCCATTGATACCCGCCACCAGCGCATCTAAATATTCCTGAAACAGGATGCTCTGGATATTGCTGGCGAGTTCGCCTTTATCGGGTACTGTCCAGGCCATGTGAAACTCCTAAACGTCTTCCCAGGTGTCAGCACCCGGCGGTTTATATTGCAGTTTGTAATGCGCGGCAGGGGGATCATTGGTGGCATTCACCAGCATACGCAACCGAAGCGGGGTTTCTTTGGCAACCGAATCATTTGTGTCTTGTGTCTGTCGCCAGGTGGCAGTTGTTTCAGAGCCATCATCATTGCGCCAGCGAAAACCTTCCTGCTCATAAACCGGAATGGCCGTATAGGTAATATCCAGTTTGGGCGCAAAGGTCGTGCTGTCGGTATAATCGTAAGGTTGAAGATCATTGCTATCCGGCGTTGTGCCACGCTCATCGATAAAGAACTGCATGGCGTTGCCAGATGCCCAACCCCCACGATTCACAATTTCCTGCACGACTGTCGAAATATCCGGTAGCGCGTAATTGGTATCTGTCACCCACGCCGCGGGGTCCCAATTAACCGTTGCAGTTGTGCGCGTTCGCCCGCTGAAATCGCCGCTACTGGTTGGAGCAGCAGGGTTGTCCGCCGCTTCACCCGCCTGACGCGCGTCAACACTGGTCGGTGTACCGCCAGAACTCAAGGCGCGTAAGGTAATGACTGCGCTGTTAATCGTGGCCGCATTGGGTATCGCCACGCTGGTAAAGCGCATAAAGCCGCTTTCGTTCGTGCCTGTCCAGTCGCCTATCCAGATAGAGGTAGTGTCGAAACCTGACACCTGATTCGAGCCGTCATTGGCCGTTGCCCCTACCTGTAAGTTGACCGTCGGGTCAAAAATCAAGTCACCTGCTGGTAGTGCATTAATCTGCCCCACCAACGCCCCGACTGCCAGATAGTTATTGCCATCGTTATCCCGCCAGAATCGCTTGCGTAAGCGTACCGACTGGCGATTGTGACCTGAGCCAACATACACATCATCTATCGGCAGAAAGGCTAACAGGCGGTCCAGGTTGTCACGGAGTTCGACTCCGCCCGTGTCATCATTGAAGTCATCTGTTGCCTGTCGTTCAATGCCGTTAACGATACGCTTTGGAACGTCTGTCCAGTCTAGCTGGAATACTAAACCGAAATAGGTTTGAGCGGCGGGAATACCAAAAAATGACGGCGGGCGATTGGCGGCAATCCACTCTCGCGCCAATTGGTCAATAACAATTTCTTCTTTCAGTTGACCGCCGTCCACACGCCAGCGGGCATATCCCGAACCGCTGTTTGGCGTTGACCATAAGCCCGACCATGCGGCAACAGACTCAATCGGCTGGCTACCTTCCGCGCCGTAGTCAATGGAATTGACCGTGCTGTTCAGATTGGCGCGGGTATAATTCGGAGCGCCGCCGATGTCATGCCAGTGGGTGGCAAAATCCGGCGTTCCCGATGGCACATACAGATAGCCCACTCGCGCCAGCCGGAATTGGAACCAGTTCTGACCCCTGCGCCCACCGAAGCCTACCCAGCCATCCGACTTTCCGGCGGGTTGACCGAGCGCGTAGTGCCAGCCGTTGGTTGTGATGCGCCAGCCGTCTAGTTGAGCGTTCTGAACCCGAACGGGCGTGCAGTCGATAGCTGTATCAAACACGCCGGAGTCCGGCGTAGACTCGTAATGCAGCGGCGCAAGGGTAGTCAGGTGACGATAACTATTGCCATCCTGCCACACCTTGCCACCGCGAGATCGGAGGTCAATACGTTCAACGAAAGCCATTATTTCTCAGGTTCATCCTGTTTGACCACTGGTGCGTAGACTTCACCCACCTGATCTAGTTTCGACTGGCGCATGTAGCGCCGCAGGTCACTGTTCCAGGCGGCTTCGTTACCGGCGATTTTCAGCGCGTCCGGTCGATTGGTCAGGGCAATCGGCCAGCCGGCCCGCATCAGGATGGCCTGATCGTCAATGACCGTATTGATCTTCGCCAGTTGCTCAGCCTTCTTCGCCTGGCTATGCAGTACCTTTGCAAGTTCCAGCGCGCCGCCATATGGCAGGTCGAGCAGGGTTTGTCCATCCTGGCTGATGACCAGCACCCGCGTTCCTTCCTGCCGTACCCGTACCGCTTCCGTGCGCGGGATGATGATGGTCACAGTTTGAACATCCCTGATCCGTTCCAGGTCACGGTGATGTCGCCACCATTGGGCGTCACCGGCATCCCGCTGGCAAAGGTGTCCATATCGAAGATCAGATTGCTGGTCGATTCCACGCCGCTATCGCGCCAACACACCAACTCCTCCGATTGGTCGCCCGTCACCGCGCTATAGGTGATGTCAGCAGCATCGGCGACTCCGTTCGTGGTCGTCTTGCTGCCCAGCGCGCCGCTGGTGGCGACGCGCCCGGCGACAGTGATGTCATTATAGAAATCATGGGTCGCCAGATTGCGGGTGTAATCCGCCGCGTCCACCAGTGTGACCTTGATGGTATGCGCGTCCCAATCCAGATCGCCAGACAGGAAAAACCCGCGTCCAGTATCATATAATCCGTTTGCCATCCTTAGCCTCCAATGCCCTGCTTGAGTGAGGGATCACCGCCCTCGCGCCGTGCCTGTTCATCCGCCGCCCGTGCCGCTTCCAGATAGGGCTTGAGTTCAGCGTATTCCGCTTTGTACTTAGCGCGGGAAGCATCCATTGCCCCGGTGATTCGCAGGGCTTCCGCTTCCAGTTCGTCCAGCGTCAGGTCAGCATAATTGCGCTGTTTGTTTGCCACGTCCTCTTATCCTCTCAGCATCCGGTGATGCCAAAACTATCCATTGTCGCCTGATTAAAAATGAACCATCCCGGCCTGTCCGCCCCGCGCAGCACCACATAATAGTCCGTGCCACGCCCCGGCGGGTTGTGCCAGATGACGAACCCCGAAACCAATGCCCCCCGCGTTTCCATTTGCCCGTTTTGCGCGTTCAGCAGTGTCAGGTTGAACTCGCAGCTTAAGCGGTACAAACCGCCCTGCGGCGGTGTCGCCACAATCTCATAACCCGGCACGCCCTGCGCGACGGTCAATTGAACCGTTAGCAGGAGCAGCGCCAGGAACAGAACAGTCTTTCGCATCGTTGCCTCCCTAGCTCGGCACCACCGAGCGCATCGAACCATGTACATAAGCGATCATCAAAACAAGCCCTTTGGACGCATTACCAGATTGTGACGGGTCTGGCGAACCCAATGAAATATCGCCATCACGATGTTCGCAGTGCAGTTCAATCGTATGGTTTTGATAGATACCGCCAGCGTCATCCAGGATGTATTGGCTGATGTCAAGCACCTCATGGGTTTGCGAATTGCTACCCGCGTTCCAGGGACCGCCGAGCGCCGTCGTGCGGTCTGTGCCATTGATAAAAATGCTGATGCCGCTGGGGTAGTCATCGCTGGTGATGACATCAAACACTGTCCAGTAATTCGGCGTTGAAAATACATTGCGGCTGGTAGTGTGCAGCGGGAAGGTAATAAAGCGTAATTCGACAAAAAAGACATCGGTGATATACGAATTAATCCGCAGGTCAAGCCGCGCTTTTTTGCCTTTGCTATAGCCACTACCGAAACTTGTTCCTTCCTGCAAGGTGTCATAGGCGATAAAAGGAATAACGACTGGATAAGTCTGCACGCTGACATTCCGCACATTGATGGCTTCCAGTGTGGAAACCATAATGCGCTTCAAGTCCATCTCATAGCGATCCACGCTGTTGACTTCCAGCGTGGCCGACAATCCATCCTGCCCCACCGACTCGGTGACTTTCATCACCCAGAACAAACCATCGACATCAATGTAAGTCAGTTTGCCGGTCTCGGTCTGAACCACACCCTTGTAAATCACGCGGATTTTATCGCCGGGTCGTAATGACTGGCGCAGTTTCCTAACACTGATCTGGTAACTATCCAGCGGGTCTTTGTTGCGCGTCAGCCATTGTGAGGCCGCGTCATGCAGAGCATTGGCGGTCAATTCCTTCGCCGCCGCGCTGTTGGCAATCGGGCCAATTTCCTTGAAGGTCACAACCCGTTCAATCTGCCCGTAGGCTGCGATGCTGTCCGTATCTTTCAGATAGTACAGCGTGCGGCCATCCGGCCCGGTCATGCTGTACTTAGCGTAAGGCGTCGTCCGTGTGCTTTCCTTGAGGGTCTGTGCCGCCAGTCCTTCACCCGCCCCCAGCGGAATGATCCAGTTGACCACATCCCGGCTGCTGGTTTTGACCGTGATGCGGTCTATCAGTAGCACCTCGTCATTGGCGTACAGTTCCTGTGTGATGGTCGAAGGCGGCGAAATCGCACGCAGGCCGCTATCTGCGCCGAACGCGCCGATTTCGACAATCCGTTCGCTGGTCGTCTGGCGGATGTGCAAGCCTTTTTCTTCAGCCAGCCGGATGACAGCCTTGAGGATATTGGCACCGTCAAATTGCGCCGTCTGGTTGCCCAGCCCGCTTTCGGCGCTGACCGACCAGCCCGGCACTAACCCGACCAGCGTGGCAGCGATACTGCTCAAGGCGGTGTTGGAGTAGCTGCGCCCCAGCAAGACATTGCGCCGGGTGAGTTCGTCCAGCCCGTCGGGTCCTGAAACCGTCAGGGTGCGCCCGGAGTCGCTTTCCTGTACCGTGCGCTCCCGCACTGTCCCGCGCCCAAACTCGCGTTTCTGGTTGGCTTCCTCAACATAAATTCGCACGCGCCGCTCCGCCGTCAGCAGATTCAATGCCCGCTCATCGGTCAGCGGAAAGGACAGATTGAAACTCCCCTGCCCATCCAGTGAACGGGTGACACTCGCCCCGGTGATGGACAAAATTGGCCCATCGCCCAGGCGATTATCATTCGCGTCGTAAACCTCACACCAGATTCGCATCACTTAACCTTGCATAGACATCTGGAAGCCGGTCTGGATATAAGTCACGCCATTGTCGCCATAGAAGGTTACGGTTGCGCCGCTGGCGTATTCCATCGCCTGCATGTAGTGATACCCTACTGCCGGATAACCCATGTAGGCGGCGGTCAATGGGACCCGATTGGTTGAAAGATTGCTTTCGCCAATGACATTGGAGGTCACGCCAGAGGTCGTGTCCAGTCCAAGCCCAAGCGCCATATCCAGCGCCGTACTGGCTGAAGCCGTCCCCATGATCCGGCCATCGACGGCATCCTCCTGCCAGCCGATAACGAATTCAACTCGGTTGCCTGTGCTGTTATTCAGAGAGCGCCATGATGTACCGGTGTACGTCCAGCTATTGGTTGCCTCGTATTTTTCCAACATGCGCCGGACACGGTTGTAATAATTCCAAACAAACCGTTTGGCTTTGCTGTCTTCCGTTTCGCCAGAAACCCCTGTCGTCCGCATTGAACCGATGTACAGGCGCGTTGTATCACCCGTCTTGGTCAGTGCGCCATTGGCTTGCCGAGTCAATCCGGTGGCGCGCGTGGTATCATTTGTCCAGGCTAACAATTCCAGCGCTGGGACGCCCGATGACAGGTACAGGAACACGTCATACATCGTGTTCGTAGTCGCCGGCACCGCGATAGTCAGTTCGCTATACAGTCCCGAACCAAAGATGTAATTGCGCCACTGCGACCCGTCATATAACGTGACCTGATTGCCTTTGTAGGGCGTATAGCGCAGCGTGCCGGTAGCGGTCACATCCGACACCGTGACCGGCACCGCCTGGTTGAGCGTCAAGCGTCCATCGGCGCGGAAGCCGCTAGCGGTACTGCCGCCACCGGAGGCATCCGACCAACCCGTTGCTGTACCAATCAGAGGCAGCCATTTTATATCCGACAGAAAAATATCTGCCCCGCCCCAGGTCTGAATTTGCCCGTTGCCCCCGGCGGCATTTTTTAGGGTGACGACATGCGCGCTATTGGCCGCGCGGATGAATAGCAGCCGTCCCTCACCATACCCCAGAATGTTCGCCAGATCATCTGAGGCCGCCGCGCCTTCCGTGTCCACAACCACAAAGTTTTTGGTGACGGTAATCGAGCCACTGGCAATGGTTTTGCTTTCGGTCTGCCCGATTAGCCGGACATAATCATCCGTGCCATCCAGCAGGTTATTGATAATCGTCAGCAGTTCATTGTCCGGCGTAGTCACATCGGCGGCATTGTAGGTGGTGGTGTCCGCCGCCGGATTGCTAATCGTTCGCGGATGTGTGGTCATATATACCTTTCCAGCCAGCGCGCGGCGACTTTGGCCGTGCCGTCCAGATAAACTTGCAAGGTGTTACTGCCGACTTCCAGGCGCATCAGGTCGGGGTTGAGATAGGACAGGGTTGAGAAGGCGCTTGTCCCTGCCGGGCCAATGAACGCCTTATGCGCGCGGGCGTCAATTTCCAGCCATTGCCCGTTGGTCAGTTCACCCAGCCAGGCGACTTCATCCTCAATTGCCCCGCCGACGATGCGCCGGATTTTGATATTGGCCGCGACGCCGGCGCTGTCTTTAATCACTAGCAAACGCGGCAGGGTGAAAATATTGCCGCCGACGGTTGCTGAGACTGTGCCGCTAGTCGTGACGCTAGTCGGTGAATCCGCCGCCGCGTTACCGCCCCACAACCCGCCGTCATTCCAGATTCCGCCGTCACCCCACAATCGTTCGGTGCCGGTCTGATACCAGAAGGGTTCGGCGGCCTGAAAAGTGAGTTGCACTTTCTGGAAGTATTCAGTGTGGTTATGGAACTCCTGTCCGATCTGGATGTTGTTAAAGCGCCCCCAACACCAGCGGGTCAGGTTGGGATTGTTCGGTGACAGCACCAGACGGCCATAGCCCCAATAGCGCATCTTGGCCGCCGCGTCGCGGAGCGCCTGCATACCGCTACCGTCGCGACTGACCAGAAAGTAACTGAATTGCACCGAGCCGACTTCGGAAGGCGCGTGGCTCAGGCCATACACATCGAACCCGCCATCTACCCCCGGCAGTCGCACGACCTTACTGACGACATCCCGGAAGTTATCGCGAAACTCCTGCGTGGTGGATGGGAAGGCATACGTGCCTTTGGTGGCGATGAATTGGGTAACTCCGGCCATCAGTTACCGCGCCTCCGCCACTCATCCAGCAAGGCTTGTCCGAAGATGTGTCCCTGCATTTCCGCCGCGCCCGGTGAAGCCAGCGCCGCCTCCGGCATCTGCACGTAAATGTTGCCGCCCTGGTTATCCGCAATGGCCGCCGCCAGTTTCGCGAAGTCGGGAATGAACGTGCCGTTAGTTGATGGTACGAAGACTTCATTCCCCATCTGCGGCTTACCGATCAGGTAGGGCATCCCCGCCAGGCCGGGGCCGCCGGCGTCGCGTACACCAAAAAACTCCTGTCCAATCGCCCGCCCGAAAGCGCCGATGACCTGTCCCGGCGTTGCCTGCCCATTGGCTAACATATTCCCAACCGTTTGAGCATTGGCCGCCACGCCCTGATACACACCCAAACCGCCTAACACGCGCCGAATTGTCTGTTCGAGTTCCTCGATCCGTTGTTTGAGCGGATTGACGATGTTGTCCCGTACCCAATTGAAGGCGCTGGCGATTCCGTTCTTGAAGGCTTCGACTGCTGGTTGGATAGCCGTCCAGATATTGCGGAGGGTCGTGACGAATGGATCCCAGAAGTTGGTTTTGAAGCCTTGTAGAGCTTCCTGGATGAAAGGCAAGCCTGTTGTCACAAACCAGTTATACAAGTTACCTAATGCGCTGCTGACCGTATTCCAGATACCCGACAGGGTATCAATCGCGGGTTGCAAAACATTGGTGCTAAACCAGGACAGCCCGTCTTGAATAGCCGGTAAGCCATCGGTGATAAACCAGTTATACAGGTCTTCCAGCGCCGGACTGATGCGATTCCAGATGTCCTCTAAAATGCCGATAAAAGTCTGAACATTCGGCACAACCGTATCATTGATGAAAGCCACAATGCGCGGTAGTACATCAGTGATGAACCAGTTTGCCAATATGCCCAGCACCGGTCCGACCACCGACCAGACACCACTCAGGATATTGATAAATCCCTGTACGGCTGGAATGACGACAGTGGTCACAAAGTTGACAATCGCTGGCAGAGCTTCGGTAATGAACCAGTTGGCAAGGCTCTGCAATATCGGTATGACCGTCGCTGCAATCTGTTGCGCGCCGGATACCACATTCTGAATGAAGGTATTGATCCCCTGTCCGAGTTCATTAGCGGTTTGCTGGTCGAGCCCTAGCAACGTTTCAAGAAACTCGCCAATGACGCTGGAGCCATCTTCAAAAGTGACAAATAGATTTTTGAGTCCGCCTGCTTTGTCGCCACTGAACACCTCGAACAAATACCCAAAAGCGGTGGTGATGCGTTCAATCACCGGCGCCAGCGTGTCGCGGATGCCGAGGAAATTGTTATCGAAGGCCAGTTTGAGCAGCGACAATCCCGCCACCAGCAAGCCAACAGGTGACATCACCGCCCCGATGATCGTGCCAATAATCGAGATGGCTTTTCCGGCGACCAGCAAGGCTGGGCCAATTCCGGCGACTACAGCCAGCACGCGCACAATCTGGCTGGTGAGTTGAGGATTAGCCTGCGTCCACTCAGTAATGCTGTTGACTACCGTCGTGATGCGTTCGACCAGTGGCGTCAACACGTCATTCATCAGGGGCGTCAACGCCGTAATCATCAGGGTTTCAACAGATCCGCGCAGGCTTTCAACCCGCCCGGCAAAAGTCTGCATAAAGCTGCTGGCGACTTCCCCGGCAGCCGGGGCCGCAGCCATTGCATTTTTCATATCGCCGATGCCGCTGGATGCCCGCAGTGCGCTCAAGCCAACAATGCCGAAACTGCCGCCCAGCGTTTGCATCAGGCGGTTTTGTTGCTCTACCGGCAGCCTGTCCAGCGCCGTGTCCATCTCCTGTATGATGGTGTTGAAATCGCGGGCATTACCGTTAGCGTCATACAGGTTCAAGCCGAGTTCGGCCAGCGCATCTTTCACATCTGCCGTCGGGCGATTGAGGTTGAGTAGCACCGATTTGAGCGCCGTACCCGCTTCGCCGCCCATGATGCCATTGTTTGCAAAAACCCCCAGCACCGCCGCCGTATCTTCAATCGACAGTCCGAATTGTTTAGCGACAGGCCCGACATTGGTCATGGCTAGACCTAGCCCGCGCACGTCCGCGCGCGAGGCATTGGCTGCCCGCGCCAGCGCATCCGAGACCCGCCCGGCCTCATTCGCCCCCAGCCGGAAGGTCGCCAGCCCTGATGACACAATTCCCGCCGCTTCCGCCAGTCCAAGTTCACCCGCCGCTGCTAGATTAAGGACTTCCGGCAGGGAGGCCATCGCCTGTTCCAGTGATTGCCCCGACTTGAGCAAGTCCAGTAATGAGGCCGCCGCGTCCGAACTGGAGAATTTGGTATCCGCGCCCATCTGGAGCGCAAAGTCACCGACGGTTTTGAGTTGCTCCGGCGCGAGGTTGCCGAAGACTTCAATTTGTTTCATCAGGGTATCGAAGTCCGCCGCTGCCTTCAGACCGACTCCGCCCGCCGCCAGGATCGGCGCGCTGAACACACTGAGTTTCGCCCCCAGCCCACTGATCGAGTCGCCGATNNCCCGCCGATACCGTTCTCGATGGCCTGGCGTGCCTGGTTCATGGCTGCGCCGACACCCGACACATCAATCGTCACCGAGCCGTAGGCATTACCGAGATTGAAACCGCCGCCGGGAATGTCAGCCAACGTTATCCTCAAAACAAAAAGACGGATGTCCGGCTACTGCTGTAACCGTGCATCCGCCTCGCGGAAGTCTGTGGGAACAGGGACGCGCCCTGTCCATTTGACCCTAGTTTAGCACAAAAGTTCGTTTAGTGCAATTACAGGCTGCTCAGGTTGGTGATTCCAAACCAACAAAAAACCTCCTACAGAGGGAGGTTTTCATTACGGAACAGCGCCCCGCTGATGTCCTGGCGCGGAGCGACGGGTAAACCCAGCAATTCCTCAAGGGTGTATTTCTGCCTGCCGCTTTCGGTTCGCTCGGCCAGTTTGGAGTCAGTCCATCTGCCGAAGGCACTCACAGCAATATTGAACTGATGCCGCACCCAGGGATGTTTTAACCCCACTTCGTCCGCCGGATTCAGGTGATACGTTTTGCAAGCCTCATGAAGCAGCCAGACTCGCTGTCGATTCCGCAGGAAACGTGCTGGCGGGCCGCACCTCGGACGGCATAGCCCAGCCGAAGACGAACATGCGATCTGCCTTGCTGACCCGGCTAATCAGGATTTCCTCATCCGGGTTCTGGACTTCCGTCACCCAGCGCGGATTGACCGCTGCCGCCCGCGCGATCAAGTCAATGAAAGCCCCCATATCCCGTAACACCCCGGCGGTATCCCCGCCTTCCTCATCCGCCAGTGTCCATTTTTTGGCGCGTTCACTTTCGACAATGGCCGCGTTCATACCGCCGAACCGAATCTCGCCGACCTCGAACTTGTCTCCGGCCTGCATGGAAACCGTCGCCACGAAATACTGCTCATTGCCTTTGGCGGTGACGACCAGACCGCGATTGAGTCCCTGCGAGACTGGCTCGCCGACATCCGGCAGACGTAACCCGCTATGGCACACCAATTCACGGTCTGGCGCGAGGCCGGAAATCTGCCGCCCGATTTGTTCTAGTAGCCCATTCGGGATGGACTGATTTTCGCTGCTCATCATCAGACCGATGAGATCAATTGGGCGCACTTCCACCACATTCCCCGACGGGAGAGTAAGTTCAATAGTAGCGGGCTGCGCCCATTCAGACGGACGAGTCGCCATTGGTTAGAAGTACCCGCTGAAGAAGGATGCGAACCATGCGCTGGACAGAGTGACTCCGCCGGTGCTGGTGGCCGTTTCATTTTTCATGACGCGGGCGCAACGACGCAACGTGGTGCTGGGAGCCACTGCGCCCCAGGCTGCCTCACCCAACCGGAACTTGTTCTGATCCATCGTGAAGCCGGCCTTTTTGTCCAGCATGGCTTTCGGGAAGCCCACGATGACATTACCGCCAAGGGTCGCGGCATAGACCACAACCAGGCCGAAGTAGGGGTTGCCGGAACCGCCCAGGGTAATGTCCAGATATTGATACTGGTTAGGGGTTGTACCGTACACGCTGGGCGGGGTATCGCCCATCAGAATCGACATGGCCGCGAAGTTCATAGCCGCCATGCCAATATTGCCGGTCACTTCAGTGGCAATCGACAGCTTCTCAACGATCAAGCCTGCCGACTTGATGGTGTCGGTGTCCGCGCCGAAATCGAAGTCCAATTTCTGGATGTAATCAATTTCCTGGGGCGTGCCAAAGGTGTTGTCGCTGTTGAGTTTGGCGACAATCGCGCGGGTTGGGTTATATAGGACTTCTGCAAATGCAGGCATAGTTTACCTCCGAATATGCACAATGCTGAAACGGACGAAACGACAGGGCGCATTCCCTAGTTCCTCAGCCCGGAAACCCCGGCTGACAAAGGTCTGGCTCAGATGCGCCAGCGCCCGGTCATCAGTAAGCAGGTATTGGTCATGTAACAAAACTTTTGTGCGATTGATGGCGCTTTCAATCGTGCTGTAGCCCATGTCCTGATAGAAATAAATTTCAACCGATTCCAGTTCAGCCCCGACTTTGTAGGTGTCGTAAGCCGTGCTGTCACTCCAATTAATCACCGCGTGGGGTTTCAACCGTACCCCGTCACTCTCGCGCGGCGCATCTTTCGCGCCTTCTCCGGTGTAATCGACGGTGCTGTCATCCTTGACCCCGCCCGTCAGCAGTGCCATCAGGGTTGCATCGCCAGTCAGAGTCATGCGGACGAGATCGCGTAGCGTCGCCATTAGCTAAAAATACCTTTCAGCATTTTGGTGATGGCATCCAGATGCGCTTGAATGGTCGGCCAGATGGTGGCATAGCGGCCATTCCAGCGTACTTCAAGGAACACGCCATAATTGACACCATGACTGAGGTATAACACTACCGCGTCCTGGCTGAGTTCCTCGACCATGGTATACAATGACTGCCGGGCGTTACTTGTCCGGTCCGTCCAGGGCGCATTCTGTTTAGCATAGCGTTCCATCACCGGCGCAAAATAATCGGCTACCGCCCGCACTGCCGCCCGTACCCGGTCGGCATAGGTCAGGCAATTGGCGCTCATTTGCGGTACACCCCGCCAGGTGATTTTCGCGCTCATCCAAGTGCCTCACACTTGGCCTGAATTTCGCCAATCGTCTTGACCACACTGATGACTCGAAAGATCAAGCCGTCATAAGCGAACTGGTCATCCCGTCGGATGTCCGTGTCCGCCAGCGTGTCATGGTCGCGAATGCCAAACACTGTCACCCGCTGCATACTGGAAACCCCTGCCCCGCCGCGATTTTCTAGTCCCGTGTTACCGCTATTGTATTCAACTCGCACGGTCTGGGCGGCTATGGCGGCTTTCGGCACACCGCGCACAATGGTGATGCTGCTCGGTTTCTCACTGATGCGCTTCCAGGCATCGGCCGCCCGCGACTCTGGCCCGATGGTTTCCCCGGTCAGCAGGGCGTTGACATTAACCACTGCTGTCCTCGCTGTAGGGTTTTTCCATCCGGCGCGGCGGCTGAACTTTCGTGCCGACGATGCGCGGGATATAAGCAGCGGTGTTATCCGCTGCTACCTTCTTTGACCAGTAAGGGATCAGGTCATCGACCAGATGTTTGAATATCTGGGCGCGTTTTTCCTGCGTTTCATTCTGGGTGTAATCGGTAAACTTGAAGCTGTTGCTGGCGAGGTCTTCCAGGCAGATCAATACCGCCGTGTTCATGTCCTCACCGGCCTCAACCCAGTTCTCGTCCAGTTCATACACCTGAAACGCCGGCGGATTGCCATTGTCACCAATCTTGCGCCGGAGAGTGGCGATCTCTGCCGCCGTGATG